AGTTTCATGGAAACATTGCGCGGGTCGGCGTTACCAAGGGTACTCACACGAATCCAGCGCATGGCATATCCAGGCTCCTCATTCACATGAGGAAGCACATCAGGAACCATCCACTGCTTCGGCCTTTCAGCCTTTGCTCGGGTGTCCAGTTCACGGGGATTACGTTCAGCCATTTTGTTTCCTCATTTCTTCAGCAACCGCACGGGCGTACTGCTCATTTGTCAGTCCGAGCCGCTTGGCGATTTGAACTTGTGATTGCGTCAACACGATCTTTCTGGGCGCTGTGCTTCGCGTGGCGGGAGCAACAACGGACTTTTTGACCGTCTTCTCAGAGGAGAACGCATCTGGGAAGATCTGGCGCACCTCTTGATTGATGCGCTGGTAATACTCGTCACTGTTTGTATCTACACCACTTTCCACAAGTTCATTGTGAACTTCCATCGCCACTGCCGTCATTTTTCGGTTGGTCAAAAACCACGGATTGGCTTCTTGCCACGCACGGGCCTTCTGATCAACCTTGGGCACAACAGGGCTTGGAGCGGGTTGTACCACAGTTTCTTCAGGCTTTGCAACAGGCTTGAAGTTATTAACACGCTCTGCCTTGATTTTGGCAGCAGTCAATTCTTCCTGAGCCGCTACAAGCGCATCTGAATCACCCGCTTCATATGCCTGCTTGTATTTGACCTTGGCCTGTTCTACCTCATTGGCAACAACCTTCTTGGCTTGTTCCAGCAAAGCCTGTTGACCCTGGCCCAAACTACCCTGTAGGCGCTTGTTTTCTTCTACAAGAGATTGAGCCAGCCGTACAGCTTCTTCCCGCTCACGCAGCGCGGACTCCTTTGCCCTACGCTCCTCGTGATACCCCTTGGAAAAGTGCTGGATGCGCTTCTTGACCCCTTCGGAATACTGAGATAGTTCGTCGTCAGTTACTTCCGTAGGAGCCTCCTTCATCGGGGCTCGGTTGCGGTCGGGTTCAGGCGTATCGTCAACGACCTCGATCTCGGTTTCGCCTTCGACTTCAATCTGAAGTTCTTCAGGCGCTTCCTTCTTCTCAGTCTTGATCTCGTCTGGAAATTGGAATTCCGTCATGTTCTACTCCTTATGACCGCTTGATGCCGCGAGGATCTTGCACAACCGCCTCAACACTATCGTCGTTGATGATGCGGAACTCTTGGCCATGGATCTTCAGCCGCGTGCCAGAATTAGGCCGAACCAGCACGAAGTCACCGACTTTGCAGGATGGACCTGACGGGAATCGAAGTGGATCTTTGTAGCAGTCTGGTCCCATCTTGGCGACAAACAGAACTGGGCTCATCACCTCTTCAAAGTGCATGGTCTGCCCCGCTTTGACCAGCCCACTTTCGTACTCTTCTTCTGCTTTGGGCAGAACGCAGAGCAAGTGGTAGGTCACGGGATCAGGCACCTGTCGGGCCTTTTCCTCGTCAGTTTGCGGCAACACGGTGGTGTTTTGGCCGTCGCTCAGGAGTAGTTCACTCATCGTCGTTTTCCATCTTTCGCACAAGGTCGGTTAAGAAAGCATGAGCGCGTGAAAGACCCTGGATTTCACCCGTCATGAATTTGTACTCGGCAAAGTCTTTTGCCACACCTGAGATAAGCGCCTGCGCGATGGACTCGCGGCGCTCTTCCAGTTCTTTGATAACTACGTCGAATGCGGTTGCCATTTACTGCCTCGGTGCTTTAGGTTGGGCGGCCTTCATAGCTTGTTGTTGTATCTTGACCTGTTGCTGCTGCGCTTGATGGTTGAGTTTTTGGCGATGCGCTTGTTCCTTCTGTTGAAGTTCCTGCTGCGCCTTCATAGCCTTCAGCCGGGGATCTTCGCCCTGACCCTTTTGGGCCTCAAGCTGCAGGCGTTGCGCTTCAAGTTGCAACTTTTGCTGCGCGATCTGGAAGTCCATCTGGTCGTTCTGCGCCTTGCGCTGCACCTCGGCTTGCTTCAACTGCAACTCAACCTGCTGCATCTGCAGAACGGGGTCCTGCGCCTGCTGCTGAGTCTGCATCTGTGCAGCCATCGCTTGATTCTGTACCATCGTCCTCTGAGCAGCGGCGGCAATCAGCGGAGCCAGGGCCTTCTCGTCTTCAGGTGCAATCGGCGCGTTTGACTCCTCGTCCAAAGTCGGAAGCGGTACACCCAAAGCCATTTCGACCTGCGCACGGTAAGCAAACGCAGCGTGCTCTGCAATGTGCGCCATGAGCGCGGCCATCATTTGCTGCGCCATCGGATTTTGCCCCAGAGTCGCCATGATCTTTGGGTCCTGCATGAACGCTTGGTGCGTCATCAAGTGCGCCTCGTGGTCTTGGTACGCAAACGCCTTGACGGGCTTGCCCCGCAGCACGTTCATGTTCTCCGTCACGGGGTCCTGCGGCTTCTGATCCTCAGGAACGGCGACCAACCGTTCAGCGTTCTTGATACCCAAAACTTCCAGCATCTGCCGGTGGAGTTGAGGAAGGTCGTAAATCTGCGGGGCACCTTGAGCCAACTGAAGAGCAGCTTGGTACTGCATGATCCGCTGCGCCATCGTGGCCGCGTTGGGGTCACTGACCGGGATGACCTCTACGAGGTCGTAGTCAGATTGTTTGACCGCACGGTCACCACCTTCTGGGGTGTACGGGTACGAGGTTGGCAAGAAATCCCGAATGATGCCCTTCAGGAGTTTGAACTCCATCCTTAGGCTGGCATGAACCCGCGCCTGAACAGCACTCATGGTTTTGAGTTGCCGCTCCAAAATTGCCAGCGTGGTGCCTACCGGGGCCTGGGCAGACATATCACTGATCTTCAGATCAGCAATAGCAGCAAGGCGTCGGCCTTCTTCTGTGATGCGCTCAAGCAGCATCGACAAAACTTGGCTTGGTTCCTTGTACGGAAGCGGCATGATGTTGTCACGCACACTCCCCGAAGGAATATCCACATCCCTGAACTCGCCCGGAGCAATCGGAGTGTCGTCGCCCTTAATCCGAAGTCCGCGAGATTTGAGTCCCCCCGGCAAATTTGACAGGGTTCCAGCGTCTACAAGTTGGCGAATGATGGAAGTGCCAGCGCGAGCATAACCACCAATAAGGTGGATATAACCCAGGCCATAAGCGCCAAAACCAGGAATGTACGTGTACTGGACGAAGTGCTGTCTTTTGAGTTTTTTGTCGTCGTCTTCGTTCCAGTTTCGTCGGATTGCCAGGACGGTGTTGGTTCCTCTTTCAACTGTGACCACATACGGCAAAGGAACTTCATCTTCGTACCCCGGCATGTCCCAGTCTACGTGGATCTCCAATACCTGATATCGGTCATCGTCGGTAAGGGTATACCCTTGCTCCTCGGCTTTTTTCTTCTCGATGTCAGTGAAGAAACGTACTGGTTCACCTAGTTCTGCGTCTTTGTAGAAGCCCGCGACCTGTAGTTTCTTGATTTCGTTCTCAGTTTTGCGCATGACATGGGTCACACGCTCGGCTGTGTAAACATTTGACGCCCCGTAAGGCATGATCAAGTCTTCAGCCGGGACAAACGGAGCAGCAGGCAGTTCTGTGCTTGGATTTGGGTAGATCTTCTTGAAAGCCGACCCAGCAAGGCCAAGGGAGTACAGCATCCGTTCATGTTCGGACCTGTAGTCAATCATCCGCTCGGTCAGCATGTAGTTCATGTCATCACGAACTCGCTCTGCTGCCTCTTCTTTTAGTCGGTCAATCGCCCCGATGATCTGAGTCTTGACCGGACCTTGAGCCGGGAAGGTCTCAGTGATCATTTCCGACTGAAAACGGATCGCGGCTTCAGTCAAAAGCGGTGAATACACCCCACAAGCCCCGTTCCACGGCTCAGTACGTTCTTCGTACTTCATGCCAAGAACCTCTAGACCCTTGACAAACATATCTGTCCAGTCTTTGCGACTGTTGATGTCCGCATCTACGAGGGAAATGAGGTCAGACGCCAGGGTTTGAAGCTCCCCGTCGTCCATGTACTCCGCAAGATTTGCGTCGAATGTGTCCGCAGTCTCGGGTTCCGGCATCAGTTCAATCTCAACCCCGTCAATGCCGATGCTGACGGCATCAGGGTTCTCGATCTCGATCTCGATGGCGGGCTCATCGCCCATGAGGGCAGTGTCAAGGGGCATCATCGCGGGGTCAAAGTTCGTTGCCATGTTCTATCACCTTTTATCCTGCTATCAATAATACGCAGCCCGTCGCAGGCTGCGGAAGTGTCGGGGCTCCTCGGGCTCATCGGACGGCAGGCGTATGAAGCCCCCGTTGCGCATGCGCATGAGCGCCTGGGTCATCGTATCAACATAGTCGTCGTGCTCACCGGCGGGGAAGGCCGCGACCTCCTCCACAAGCTCTCGCGCCC